TAAACCAAACAGAGGACAAGGCTAAAATTTAAAAGTTATTTTTCGCCAACACCCAAAAGAATTCGCATTTTTGGCGACTCATTGGCTGCTGCGTCTATAATGGTTGCAGGATTTAATATGTCTGAACCATCCGTAATGATAGGGTGTGCAGTAGTTGGTGGATTAGGCAAATTCCTATCAAACTTTTTCACAATCGAATAAATCCTATTTATAAGTGATGTTTCATCGGATTAATTTTCACGACAATAAACTACCTGCTTTCAAAGAGAATAAGGCAAAGGGTATCTATACATTTGGAGAAGACAACCTTTACCCTGAATTTCTCATTGAAATGTACAATAAAAGCCCTAAACATAACGCTATTGTTTCGGCTAAAGCATCTTATGTTGCAGGGGTAGGTACGTCAATCAAAGGACAAGATACCGCTATAATTGCAAAGGCTCAACAAAAGGTTGAATCTATCAATGCGTACGAGAGTTTAGACGAACTAAAAGCAAAGGTAGCCGATGACTTAGAATTGTTCAATGGATTTGCAATGGAAATTATATGGTCACGTGATAAACAAAAGATATCCGAGATTTACCACTTGCCTTTTCAAAAAGTCCGTAAAACATTAGACGATAAATTTGCATTTTGTGAGGATTGGTCAGATAGAAAATGTGAGATAATCGAATACACCCCATTTAACCCTATCACTCGTGAATCTAAGCAGTTGTACTATTGCCAACTATATAGAGCAGGACAAGGAATCTATCCTTTACCCGACTATGTAGGTGGATTAAAGTATATTGAGATAGACACGGAGATTTCTAATTGGCATTTAAACTCAATAAAAAACGGATTTTCGGCTCAAACGCTTATCCAAATGTTCAAGGGTTATCCAACACCTGAAGAAGCGAGAAAGACCGAAAGAGCATTAAAGAAAAACTATACTGGTACGGATAACGCAGGTGGATTGATTATTCAGTACAACGACCCCAATGAAAAGGAAAGCATAGTTAACAACCTACAACCAAGTGATTTTGACAAACAATTCGACATCTTAAATAAGACCGTTCAACAAGAGATTTTTGTATCGCACAAGGTTAACTCTCCTATGTTGTTTGGTGTTCGTGTGGAGGGTCAATTAGGCGGTAGAAGCGAACTAATCGAAGCGTATGAGATGTTTCAATCTTCCTATGTTGAACCAAGACAAAAAAAGTTGGATGATGCTTTGACTTATTTATTTGAATACATCGCACCAGTACAACTGCGAAGCAAAAACAAACCACCATTAGGTATCAACTACCAAGAACTATTTACCGCAGGAATTATAGACAGAGAAGAAGTTAGAAAAGAATTAGGATTTGAAACCAAAGTAAAACTATCCTCACAAAACCCATTCGGATGGGATGATGAGCGTGATTTACAAGTATTTGCCAAGTACGGAGAATCTGCGGACTTATACGAGGAAGTAAAGTTTGAGTTTGGTGATGCTTTGAATAAAGCGATTCTAAACATATTAGCAGAGAATCCAGGTTTACAAACAGGTGACTTGGTTAACTTAACAAAGCAACCTGCACAAAACGTAATGGATGCACTAACCGAGTTGATTAAATCCGATAGACTTGCTCCCGAAATGAACGGATATAAAATTACTGCAAAGGGTAGGGATTTAATTAAGGGATTGACTACTGAATTAGTGGTAAGATATCAGTACGAAAAAGCACCAGGTATTGAGGGCGGTATATTACTACCAACATCTCGTGATTTTTGCCGTAAAATAGTAGAATCTAACAAGGTATTCAGCCGTGAAGACATCAACCAAATGAGTGCAGAGTTGGGATATGATGTATGGAAGCGTAGAGGTGGATGGTATCACAACCCTAATACAGACACAACAACTCCACAATGCAGACATTTGTGGCAACAAAAGGTAATGATTAGAAAGAAATGAGCAACTTCGTATATTTTATAAGCACCTCCTACCTTAAGGATAACTCCGCAATCAACGAGAATGTTGACGATAAACTTCTAAAATCTGCTATTAAAGAGGCTCAAGAGATTTATATTCGTGATATCATTGGTTCGGGTTTGTATGATGAGTTACAAACTCAAGCATTTGCAGGTACTTTGACAAACGTAAATACAACGCTTTTAGATTCATATATTGCTCCGTGTTTGAAGTATTATACAATTACTGAATCTATGCTTCCTATGACGTTTAAATTGATGAATAAGAGCGTAGCAGCAAGAGAGGCAGAAAACGCAAGAGCGGTAAGTATAGACGAGTTAACAATGATTGAAAAGCGATTTCGTGATAAGGCTGAATATTACGCTAACCGATTAAGAGATTATCTTCGTGAAAACACTAACACATATCCATTGTTTCTCAATCCTGGAAGCGGATTTGATACGATTCGACCTACCAACACATCTTTTTATGGTGGTTTTTACTTGGGTGACGATATGGATAATTGCTATTGGAACTATGACTATCCGCACGAATAAATGGCAGAAAAATAACGAAGCCAAACTAATCAAATTTCTAAATGACGCTAAACCAAATAATCGCAAAAATTCAAACTCAAGCCGAAAGCCACAAGATGGTGGGAAAGTTCGGAGTGGGTCAACAAAGTAATCTAACCGTTGAAAACATAGAGTACTATCCGCTCGTGTGGTTGTACCCCGATGGATTTACTTTGGATTTAGCAAATAAACTACAAACCTACAATTTCGCTTTATTAGTGATGGATAGGGTATTTGAATCTGAATCTAATGTTATTGAGGTACTATCCGACACGGCTCAAATTATGGGTGACATATTCGCATTGTTGGATTCCGAGTACCAAGACGAAGTTTGGCAATTGGTAGTCAATCAAAACGCGACACCATTTTACGATTCACGCACGGATATATTAGCAGGATATGCAATTAACTTCTCTATACAAGTTCCTTATTTGGCTGATTCTTGCGTTGTGCCTGTATAATTGTTTTATAAAGCGTGAAATAACGCATTATAAGCACACTACAGACACTCAAATAATAAAGTGGACTGATAGTATAACTAAGTGGAAGAAAGTTCGTCAAACGCTCTTAAAATATGACACGTTATATATTGATACTTTTAGCCGTGATTCCGATGGGCTTAAACGGGCAATTAATCTGCATAGATACCTCGATAGTATCGAACGCCAATAAGTACTTGGTAAAGGGTGCTAATGCTCGTAGAGATGTAATCCGATTAAACAAATTGGTTAAGGCTGATTCTATTATTATTAACTACCAAGATTCTGTAATTGAGCGTCTTGAAATTAAGACGGATTCATTAGGTGTTGAAATTCAAAATCGTAATAACACTATTTCATTACAGAAAGATGTCATAAAAGGAGTAGGAATGTGGGCGATATTGGTAACTCTTATGGCAATATTTTTATGAAAGAGATAATTAAATCGTACTTAGAGAAGTACCCCGATGCACCTAATCGCACACTTGCAAAATTAATCTTAGAAGAAAATCCACAATTTAAAAGCATTGAATCGGTACGCTATTATATTCGATATCAGAAAGGGGTTAGCGGTAAGAGAAATTTGAAATATTTAAAAGACAAATCATTGGTTACTAATAAATCAACAATTCAAGAGGGGTTAGAAAAACTCAAGGTATTCTCTTACAACAAAGAGATGATTAACGTTCACTTAAACGAGGGACGTTATCTAATCCTATCCGATATTCACATACCCTACCACGATATGGACGCTTTGTCTACTGCCTTAGAATGGGGATTAAACAATGATGTAGATTGTATAGTTTTAAACGGAGATATTATGGACTGCTACCCAGTATCTTCATTTATTAAAGAGGTTGGGATGCCATCACTTCGTGAGGAAATCGAGATGACTAAGACCTTTTTTGCATACTTGCGTGAACTATTCCCAATTATACCGATTTACTACAAGTTAGGCAATCACGAGGAAAGGGTAAGAAACTACTTATTACGCAACGCTAAAGAGTTTAGCGATGTTGATAATTTGAAGTTTGAAAACCTATTAGGATTGAGCGAGTTTAAGATAAACTTGGTTAATCGTGAGATAATTAAATTAGGTAAATTGAACGTATTACACGGACACGAAATGGGAGAGAGTGTATTCTCACCCGTTAACCCTGCAAGAGGTATGTTCTTAAAGGCTAAATCTTCTACTATCTTCGGACACAACCACCAAGTATCCCACCACTCAGAAAACAATATCAACGGAGAATCTACTGGTGTTTGGTCAATGGGTTGTCTTTGCACTCTTTCACCCGATTACAGACCTTATGCTTATACCAAATGGAGTCACGGATTCGCTTGTGTAGATGTTAACCAAGATTTGACATTCCACGTTAACAATATGAAGATTATTAACGGCAAAATAATATGAGAATCTTAAAGGTAGAAATCGTACACCAAGAAAAACAAGACGACATTTACAAAGAGGTTGGATTAGGTGCGGATATTGTCGAAGTATTAGAGGACGGATACATCAATTTAGACGATGTTTCGGGAGCAATTGCCAACTACGATTATACTAATGTGCTTTTTAAAGGCGGTCAAATGTTACTAATTACGATGGATATTAATACTTTTGTGGAGCAATGGATATCGTAAATAAACCAAGCCACTACAACAAAGGCGAAATCGAGGCAATGGATGCCATATTAACCGCTATTAAAGGACTACCACCTGATGAAGCGTACACAATCGGAAATGTAATAAAGTACGTTTGGCGGTATGATATGAAAGGCGGTAAAACGGATTTACTTAAAGCCTCTTACTATTTAAATAAAACAATGGAGTTGTATGAAAAGCGTTCAAACATTTCTAAACCAACGGGGATATAATTTAAAGGTCGATGGAGTAATCGGTCAAAAGACATTGGACGCTGCAAACGAGTGGGTGCAAAACTATTTCTCAGTTAAAAGATGGATATGGACACCTAAGAGTTTAGTTTTTGTACGTACAGATGATAAATTAACAAACACATTCGATGATTTTTTATTGGTAATTGTTAACGAGCGTGTTGTATCAATCGTTCCGTGTTCAACAACCGCAGGGAAATTCTATGTTCAAAACCCAATCACACACGGAGGCGTAACAGGAACGGCAATCGCAATACCTGCTCAATATCTATGGTCACACCAATTTGTAACTTCATCCAATTGGAAGTCCCTTTGGTTAGGTATGCCATATTTTAAACAGATTAAGGCTATTGATATTTATCGAGATGGTAACAAAGATGGTGTAATTGATAAAACCAAAACTCAAAATGGGTTGTTTGGTATTAATTTCCACAGAGCAGGAGCAGGGAGTATAGTAGACCGATGGAGTGCAGGTTGTCAAGTTGTACCTGATGCGTATTGGAAAGAGGTAATAAAACATTTTACAAGTGGCGAACTAATACACTTCAATCTCATTGGCTAAGACTATTCCCATAAATGACCTTATAAATCGTTTAGGAGAGGACAAAAACCTTTTCACGGAAGAATCATCCCTATTACAACAGATAATCGCTGAGTGGAGCAATAAAGCGGTTAATTTGATGCGTAAGGAGTTGGACAATAAGAACGCCAACGCATCGAGTTCGTTAAAGCAATCAATTCAACCTGGCGAAATAACTCAAACTCCTACTTCCTTACTGATTACTTTCCTAATGGAAGATTATTGGGAGCAAGTAGAGTTTGGACGTAAGCCGACAAAAGGCGGTCACAAAGAAGGTACTCCCTATCTATGGCAATCTATCAAAGAATGGATGTCGTTTAAAGGAATCAAACCAAACAAAGGTGTTTCCTACGATACATTAGCCCGTGCAATTGCTCGTAAAATCCACAGACGCGGTTACAAAGGCAAACACTTTATCGAAGATTCATTCACGGAATCACTCCAACAAGAACTTGCAAACGAATTAGCGTCTCAGTTGGGGAATATTATTTTTTCTCTTGATATTAAACAATAAATTTGCATAATTGAAAGTTTAGTTTTATCTTTGCTTTCACTATGACAATAGAACAAATCAGAGAAGAAATCCTTAAAAAGCGTTATCACGGCATTTACAAGGACATTCAGCACAGAACAGGGTTGAGTTTACCAACCATTCGTAGATACTTCCACGGAGATATCTACCAAAAAAACGCAAAGACAGTATTATCAACGGCTTACAAATTAATTAGAGAAAATGAAGTGGGTAGCAGTTTTGGAGAATGATATAGTATTAGACTATCACTCCGTTCAGTATTACTTTAGAAAATCCGATGTAGAGGCTTATCTCGTTGGATTAGATGATTCATTAGTTAACCAATATTATAAATCTACGGCAGTACCTTTTGAGGATTGCATAGACTTTGAAAATTGGTTTGACTTTGAGCAATTTCACAAAGAGTATCACGATACTTTTGTGTGTCACCTTTATTTGGGGTGGATGTCAGGAAAATTAACACCATACAACTATGAATAAATCAGAATCAATTGCGAATCTTGCAGCAGCATTGTGCAAGTTCCAAGCCAACATTGGCAAAGTTAAAAAGGAAGCAACTAATCCGTTCTTTAAATCTAAGTATGCGTCACTTGCGAACATCTTAGACGTTATCCAAAAACCATTAGCAGATGCAGGGTTGTCGTTCTGTCAATTACCCGATGCAGATTGTTTAACAACCATTCTTATGCACGATAGCGGAGAGTGGATAGAAGCAACCTATTGTATGCCAGTGGTAAAAACAAACGACCCTCAAGCAATGGGTTCGGCTATTACGTACGCTCGTAGGTATGCACTTGGTTCTATTCTTGGGTTGAACATTGATGAAGACGATGACGGAGAAAAAGCGATGCAACGTAATAAGGTAGAAGCAAAACCACAAGAGAAACCATTTATTAACCCTGCAATGACGCAATGGGAAAAAGCGGTAGAACACATCAAAGGTGGTGGAGCGATTGAGGATATTTTAAAGAAATATCAACTCAAGTCCGAACACTTGACTATTTTAAAGGCGGTTAAATGAATGATTGAGGAACAGATATGATATCTACAAACTTAACAGAAGAAGCGTGGTTGCAATTACGACAATCACGCTTTACAGGCAGCGAAATCTATAAACTAATGGGCAAACCTCGTAATAAGTCGGAGTACCTAAGTGAAACGGCTAAATCCTACGTATACGAAAAAGCAGGAGTTATCCTTACAGGTATTCAACCCGAAATCTTCGGACGTGCTTTAGAATGGGGTAAGAACTACGAACGTCAAGCCTTTGATACTTTCGCAGCACAAGACTTTAAAGAGTACACATATTATGGAGGTGAAACTTTCACGTTCATAGAGTTTAACGAAATTAGCGGATTTTCTCCCGATGGATTAGGCGAGGATTCTATAATAGAAATCAAGTGTCCGTTCAACTCAGCGGTTCACTTACGCAACGCCACAATTACCGATGCTGAAAGTTTAAAGGATAATCACCCCGAATACTA